GACAGCCCCGAGCTTTATGAATCAACCACACTACCGAAAGGTATTAACAACTTCTTAGAGGGGGTGATGTCTGAAACTTTATTCATCACAAGTTGCGGTGCTGTTTCTGGTGCTTCCCTTAAAATATTGCAGAAAATATACTCGAAAACTAAAATACGAGTAATGTACATCCTTCCACAAAAAGACGATCTTGTAGGTGAAAAACTTTTACAAAATAATTTACTTTTTAATGTGTTTCAAGAATATGCTCGATCAGGATTACTAGACCGTGTTTTTTTAGTTGACAATTCTAAATTATCTGGTATAATGGGTCCTGTTCCAATAATGAAGTTGTGGGACTCAATGAATAACTTGGTGGTAACAACATATCATATGTTAAGTGTTTTTCAAAATACACAACCAGTAATGACTACGCAAACAAAGCGTATTGATACTGCTCGTATATCCACCTTTGGCTTGCTCAATCCAGAAAATAATCAAGAAAATATGTTTTTTGAGCTTGACATTCCAAGAGAAAAAAGTTATTATTATGGAGTTCCGAAAAAACAATTGGAAGAAGATCCTAATTTAATGGAGGTTATTCGTAAAAATTTAAAATGTAATGTAGAACACGAAAAAATGAAAACTACTTACTCAGTTCATTCAACTGATTATAATGAGCTTATAGCTTACTGCGAAAAAAGCAGCACTTTAATACAACAACCAGCAGTGTGAAAGATCAACGCACTGACTTTAACTAAGGAGAAAATTATTATGGGAATTAATATGGATAAAATGCGTGCTCGTCTAGAGGCGCTACAAGGAAACGGAAACAAGAAGAACAACTTTTGGAAACCACAAGAGGGTGAACAAACTATTCGTTTGGTAGCTCCATCGGACGGCGACCCCTTCCGAGACTTTTGGTTTCACTATGACGTAGCGGGTGAGCCTGGATTTCTTTCGCCAAAGCGTAACTTTGGTGAGGACTGCCCACTCGATGACTATGTGCGTGCCCTATGGCGTGAAGGCTCTGAAGAGTCCAAGCGTGTAGCACGTAAACTAGGTGCGAAGCAACGTTTCTTTGCTCCAGTTCTTGTCCGAGGACAAGAGGAAGAAGGCGTAAAGGTTTGGGGATTTGGTAAGCGTGCTTATGAAACTCTACTTGGTCTTGTTCTTAACCCAGAGTATGGTGATATCACAGACCCGTCAGAGGGAACTGACTTGGTAATTGGCTACTCAAAGCCAGCAGGCGCATCTTTCCCTGAGACCAAGATTACTCCTCGTCGTAAGTCATCTCTTCTTCATCAAGATGAGACGCAGGCTCGAACTATTATGGAGTCCGTCCCTGACTTTGATGAGATTTTCCAAGATGCTCGTCGGTCCACTACACAGGTTGCAGATATTCTCGATCGCTTCCTCAACACTGTTGATGAGACAGTTTCTAACCAGTCAGTAGCGTCTACTACTGGTACGGTTTCGGACGTTGATAAGGCATTTTCAGAGCTACTAGGTAGCTAATCTTGTGGGGGGGTTTGTCCCCCCTTTTTTATTTTTATCACGAAAGGAAGGACAAAATTGCTAGTAAGAGCGATTCATTGTGAAGAGTGTAACACAACTGTATATTCAAGAGCATCAGAAGACTTAAGAGAATGCGAGTGCGGACGCGTAAGAGTTTACGGCGGCTTCCTTGGTCATTTCAAATATGATATCACAGATAAAAAAACCAAATATAAAACAATAAAAATGAATATTAAAGCAACACCAAGCGATCTCTATGACGATTACGAAAATATGGAAGACAAGTTTGGGTTGATAAAAAAACAAACACAAGAAAAAAAAATACAAACAACATATGTTTTTTAGGAGATAATCGTGAAAAAATGGATAAAAGGAGAAGATGGATTTAAAGAGGCTCTTCAAGATCTCGCGAGTAGATATAAAGGTCTTGGTGGAGGTCCAAATAGCGAATCTTCAGCATATGCCTCTAAGCAAGATATTAGAGAAGGGTTCGCTTGGTTTTGGTCTGATAACAGCGATGTTTCAAATCTAATCCAACGATCTAAAGATTATATTTTAGAGGTCAGAGACTTTGGAGATAACGTTTCTATGAAAATAGACAAACGTGGCTATCGAGGTCCTATATATGCTTTTAGACCCGATAGAAGTGAAAATATAGAGGAGGAATATGAGATTGGCTAAAAAGAAACCAGCTGGTCGTCTATCGATGGACCAGATGAGAAAACTAATAAATAAAAAAGCAGGACAAGAAGTCTCTGTGGATCTAGCAGATCCAAACAATCCAACGACGGTAAAACAATGGATTCCAACTGGATCGCGATGGCTTGATAGCATCATCTGCCGTGGTAAGCTGGCTGGTATTCCAGTGGGCAAGGTTTCGGAGATAGCTGGATTAGAAGCGAGTGGTAAGTCTTACATGGCTGCACAAATAGCAGGCAACGCTCAAGATATGGGCATTGATGTTGTATACTTCGATTCAGAGTCTTCACTAGACTTTAACTTCTTAGAGAAAGCAGGATGTGATCCATCTAAGATTCTCTATGTCCAAGCAACCTCGGTAGAATTTGTTTTGGAGACAATGGAGGAACTACTTTCTTCTACAGACAGTCAGTTTCTTTTTATCTGGGATAGTTTGGCTCTTACACCTTCTATCTCCGATGTTGAGGGGGACTTTAATCCACAGTCTAGTATGGCTGTAAAAGCACGAATCTTAGCAAAGGGTATGTCTAAACTAACTGTCCCCATTGCGAATAGTCAATCGACTTTTCTAGTGCTAAACCAGCTTAAGACAAACATTACTCGTTCGCCCTCGGAAACACTTACTACACCTTATGTAACGCCCGGTGGCAAGGCAATGATTTATTCTTATTCATTGCGGGTATGGCTGACTAGACCAAAAGCAAAAGCTTCTTTTGTAACTGACGACAAAGGTTATCGTATTGGTAACACTGTTAAAGTTAAGTTAGAAAAGTCTCGCTTTGGATCACAAGGACGACAATGTAAGTTTCAAATCCTTTGGGGCGATCAAGTCGGTGTTGCTGACGAAGAAAGCTGGTTTGATGCTATCCAAGGATCCGAACACTTAGATCGCGCCGGAGCCTGGTATGAGCTTAAGTTCGAAGACGGCACAAGCGAAAAGTTTCAGTCTGCACGTTGGATTGACAAGCTTCAAGATGATAAATTTAAAGCACGAGTTCTTGAAATAATGGATGAGGAAGTTGTTCGCAAGTTTGATAAACGAACTGGTGATGCTACTGAGTTCTACGAGGAAACTGCGTAAGGTAGAATATGAGCGAGCGAGTAATCATTATAGATGGACTAAATATGTTTCTACGAAGTTACATTGTAGTTCCACAGCTTTCTAAAGAAGGTCAGCCCATTGGGGGAACAACTGGCTTTCTTAAATCTCTTCAAAAGCTTTGCCGAGAAATGAAACCTACACAGGTGGTTGTTTGTTGGGATGGTCGTGGCGGAAGTCGCAAGCGTAAGCAACAGAACAAAAACTATAAAGAGGGTAGAGCGCCAATTCGTCTCAACCGGAACTTTAAGGTTTTAACAGAGGACCAGGAAAAAGAAAATAAAATCTGGCAACAAGAAAGGATCTGTGAATATTTAAATAACTTTCCAGTTATGCAGCTAATCGCAGATGAGGTCGAAGCAGACGATATTATCTCTTACTTGTGTCGTTATAGCTGTTTCCGCGGCGAGCAAAAGGTAATTGTCTCAAGCGATAAAGATTTTTATCAGTTGCTTGATCAAAATACTATTTTATATCGCCCTGTGCAGAAAAAGCTGTTGACGCAAAATAGTATAATAGAAGAGCATGGTATACATCCAAACAATTTTGCTCTTGCTCGTGCCATTGTCGGAGATAAATCTGACAATCTAGATGGGGTTCCCGGTATTGGACTGAAAACAGTTGCTAAACGTTTTCCTTTCTTTGAAAAAGAAGAGGATGTTTATGTCAATGATTTGATAGAGTTCTGTGAAAATCAAGAAAGTAACGCTAAGGCGTTTACCTCTATAAAAGAGAATAAACCACTTATTCAGTCTAATTATAACCTGATGCAATTGTATAGCCCAAGCCTTTCGGCGCAGACTAAACAAAGCATCGAATGGATTATTGACAACTTCGAACACACCTTCAACAAGACTCAAACGTATAAAATGATGTTAGAGGATGGGATCAATGAGATCAGTTGGAGCACTATGTTCGAAAGTTTCGCAAGAATCCAAAGGGATAAAAAGGAACTTAATAAATGAAGAACTTAAAACCAATTTTTATTGAAAATAGTAAACTACCTGTCTGGTTATCAAAGATTGCTCCTATTGATGTATGGGCATTCTCTGCTGGACCTTTTGTTGTTTGTCGTGGACAGTTAAGCGAGAAAACAATAACTCACGAAACAATTCACTTCTTTCAGCAATTAGAGATGTTATTTATCTTTCAGTGGATATTGTACGGGTTATTTTATGTTATTGGTCGTTTCACAAAGGGAAGTTGGAAAGCGGCGTATTACGGAAACCCATTTGAGGTGGAAGCTTACGCGCACGACCTAGACCCAGATTATCTGGAAGAAAGAAAATTCTGGGCTTGGACAAGCTATGTAAAAAGTTTGTTTAGTCGACAAAGCTAAAAGCGATATAATTACCTATAGGGGGCATTGCCCCTTATGGGAGTTATACTATTGAAAAAAATATTTATTATCACGCTACTAATCTTATCTTTTGCTGCAACAGCAGCACCCCCAAAAAAATCAAAGTTCTATGATTTCGGAGATCAAATGATCGACGGTGAAATCAAAAAACCAACAGGTCAATATATCAATTCTAGAAATAGAGCAAAGTTTGATAGGTTATTGAGTTTAAAGAAATCTTTTCTACCTAAAATGTTTCTTACATCAAAAGAAAAAATATTTAAATAAATTTCTCTTGACATTGCTTTTAGATTAAGTTAAATTATAGTTACTGTATAACACAGGAGGCAGTAGTGCGTAATTTTTTATACGGTTTAGGTTTATTACTGTATATTTTGCTCACCTCTGCGTTTGTTCAACCAGTTGATTTTAGCGAATCCTCAAGCATTTCAGAGACTTCCGAATCTTCAAAAGGTAAAAAGAAAAAGAAAAAAAAGCGCAGACTGAGACGCTAAGTTTTTTTATCCTTTAACATTCACCACTTATAAAATAGTTGATATTGAACTTGACTTTTTAAACCATAAAGGTTATATTTATATCCACAAGTCAGCGAGGAATTAATGGACAGTTTAGGAATTTTTGGAAAGAGTTTCCAAGAAAATATGTGTAAGCTTATGCTTTACGATCGATCGTATTGCGACCAGATGCAAGAAGTATTAGATGTTAAATATCTGGAGCTAAAATATCTTCAAGTTTTTACCGACAAGCTTTTTAATTATAAAAAAGAATATGGTATTCACCCAACAAACGATACACTCAACTCAGTACTAAATACAGAACTAGGAGAAGAGAACGAGATAATCAAAAAACAAGTCATGGACTATTTTATAAAAGTCCAGGCTTTTCCAGAAATACAAGATACAGAATATATAATATCAAAATCAGTGGACTTTTGTAGAAAACAAGTGCTTAAAAAAGCAATGATGAAATCAGTGCCACTTCTGAACAAATGTTCGTTTGAGGAAATAGAAAAATTAATAGCTGATGCCTTACGTTTAGGTATAAGTAATGATCATGGCTATGATTATATTAAAGATTTTGAAGCCCGATTTATTGAACGAGCGCGTAATCCAGTAACAACCGGTTGGGCAAAGATAGATAAGATCACTAAAGGTGGTCTAGGTCAAGGTGAGCTTGTAGTTGTGGTTGCTCCAACAGGAGCCGGCAAATCTCATGTCCTTGTTCACCTTGGAGCGCAAGCCCTAAAACAAGGTAAAAACGTTGTCCATTTCACACTAGAACTTGCCGACACGTCGGTCGCTCAACGTTATGATGCCTGTCTTACCGGTATTCCCCTAGACGAGCTTATAAATCAAAAAGATGAGGTTTATGACGTAATCAAAGATATTGATGGACAACTTATTGTAAAAGAGTTTCCAACTAAGTCTGCTTCTACTACAACTCTTAAAAACCACTTAGAAAAGATCAGACAAACAGAAATGGAAATTGATATGATCGTTGTTGACTACGGCGATTTGT